CCCGCGCACCTGGTTCAGATCGAAGCTCAGATCAGGGCCATGGTTCAGCGCAAGTCCCGCGAGCTGGACGTGCGCCTCGCACGCTGCGCTGCTGAGCTGGGTTACACGGCCACCGGCAACCCTGATTGCCCTTACTCCTGACCCCCACGGCCCGCCGGAGCCCATACGGCAACCCATCCCCAGTGCATTGCCTTCAATGACTGTCCCAACGGTTGACAAAATCCTGGCCCGCACGCACCTAGGCGGCCATTTCCATGAATGGGGCGCTGATGGCGGCGTGATCCGCGTCACCCGCGCCGAGCTGCGGCCGGCTCTCGAAGACGCCTACGACCCGACCATGCCCGATTGGCCCGCCATGGTTGAGATTGTTGATGCCTGACCCCACCCCCCGCGATTACTTTCAGCAACAGCAAGATCGCCAAGAGCTTGAAGAAGCCGTGCTCAGGCTAGGCAGCTTCATTGACCAATACAGCCCCTTGGGCCTGCAACGTTCTCAAGTTTTGGCATTGGCAATTTTGGAGAATGGCAACAACTCCGGTGTGGTCTCCGCTGCGAGAGCCGCCCGCCTGCTGGCAGAGGCTGACGATGCCTGACCCCCACGGGCCGCCGGGCCTCCCCCCGCCTCTCAACCAGGAGCAGCAACAGCTGCTGGATCAGTGGCAGCGAACCGCCGCTATCGAACTGAGCGAGGGCGAAGATCTCACTAACTTCAACCGCTCGGCAGCCGGCATCGCCGACATGATCGCCAACCTCAGAAGCGAGATCACCGGCGCCTCCGGCCTGCCTCACACCCTGATATGGGGTGAGTCCCCCTCCGGCCTAGGGGCCGACACCGATCCGCTGGCGGTAGCCTTCCGCCCCTTTGGCATTGCAGCCCATCGCACTGTGGCCGTGCTTGAACGCCTAATTATTGAAGCCAAGCGAGGCAGCCCCATCGGCCGCAAGCGGCGCGCACGCCGCGCCAGGGGCCGCCGCCGCCATGCCTGACTCCAGAAAGTGGGCCCGCTACCGGGCCCGGCTGGCCGGCGCCCTCCCCCCGGTGCGGCTGTGCCCCACCTGCGGGAAGCAGATCCGTGGTGCGGGCCGTGATGGCCTCTGCTCCCGCTGCTGGGCTGTCACGCCAGCCGGCCGGGAAGACCTCAGGCAGCGAGTTGCTCGCTCTCGTCAACGAGCTGCAGGGGCGAGCTGACCAGTTTCCACCGCTTCGCCAGCAGCGGCCGGTGGCCAGCCAGAAAGTTGCGCACCGTGTTGAACGGGATCCCCTTGGCTGAAGCGAAGGCCCGCTCCTGGCCGACGATGATCTCCTGCGCCCGCCCACCCGCTTGATCCCTCAGCCGCCACCTAGGCGCCTCGATGTCGTTGGGCTGGTCATCGGCGGAGCGCTTCACCCACCATATCCAGGTGCCCCCCCCGTTGCCCCGGGTCACCCGCCGCAGCAGGCCCTGCCGCTCCAGCCGGGACAGGCAACGGTTCAGGGTCGCCCGCTCGCTGCCCAGCTGTTCCGCCAGATCGGTGAGCGTTGGCCACCACCCGGGCACCAGCTGCTCGATCTGCACCAGCGTCATTGCCTGCTCCGCCCGCAGCTCTCGCCGCAGCTGCGCCAGGTAGGCGGGCTGGATCATCGCTTCAGACAAAACCACCACGGCCGCCAGGCGCGCTTGGCTTGCCCTTCCTCGCTACGCCCTCCTGCTTGACCCAGAGCGGCTGCCACCTCAAGCTCCATAATTCGCCGGTGGGCTTTCTCCACGGTTCGTTCAAGAATTGCCTTCTCCCGGGCCAGCAGCAGTGCCTGGTGCAGCACGGCCTCAGGATTGCGCCTGAACGTGCTTCGCACCATCAGTTCCTGCACCTTGAGCCGAAACTCAACCTCCTCTGTGAGCTCGGGCACCCTCCAGTCGCCCCAGCCCATCAACCGCCCCTCCGACGCTTTGGCCGGGGCCACAGCACCCGCACGGACCGAGGCACTCCATCGCGCACATCAATGGCCCCGGCTGCCTGGAGGTGCTTGAAATGAGCCTGGATTGTGCTGGTGGAGGCCAGCTGCCGCACCACCATCACGTCGCGAAAGCTCGGCGGGATGCCGTGCTGATCGATGTACTGCCTAACGGCGTTCAGCGTGAGCTGCTGTGATTGGCTCAGCCCGCGCTCGGTCTGGATCTCGCCTGCAGGGCCAGGGCCGTTGGCCGTTTCCGCCATGGATTCACAACGTCGTTATACCGGGATGAACTTACTCCCAACTAGCGCATCAGTGCTATCCCATCTCAGGAGCGACGCCGACGCTTTCGCCACAGCACCGGCGCGGCCTGGGGGAACAGGAGCAGCTGCTGCTCGATCTCAATCTCGGTCACGAACAGCTCCAGCTAGCACCTGCCGTGCCAGTGATCGCCGCCCATCAGGTGCTGCGCCATCGCCAGTGCTTGCTCCCACAGCCGTTCGGCGGCCAATCGGGTGAGCCCCATCGCCAGGCCGGCCTCCTGGCAGCTGTGCCCGTCCAGCCGGCGCTCCATGATCTCCTGCAGATCAGGCCAGGGTTTCAGCGCCTCCAACACTTGGGCACGCTCTCTGTTTGCAATGTCCTCTGTTGTCGTTGGTGCCGCCATGGTGGCGAGGAGGGTATCCCCGCGCCCCTCGCGATCGCAATCCAAGGCATCGAGCGAAACCACCTGCCGCACGGCGGCCGCCTGCCGCAGGATCAGCAGGTCAGCAGCGCTGATCTCCATCCCCTCCATTGCCTCCTGATCCGTCGGTGATCGGCCCTCACGGGCTGTGAAGGCCTCCACCCATTGGCGCAGCTGGTGCATCTTCGATGCCCGCTTCACTGGGAGTCGAATCGATCCGGAGGTGTGCACCAGCCGGGTCATCGACTGCCGGATCCACGGAACCGCATAGGTCGCGAAACTGAAGCCCCGCGTGGGGTCGTATTTCTCCGCCGCCCTGGTGAGCCCGATCGCACCCTCCTGGATCAGGTCCTGCGGCTCCAGGGCCACCACCGAGGACACCGAAAACGAGCGGGCCTGTGTCGCCACCAGCAGCATGTTGCGGGCCACCATCCGATCCCGCGCCCGCCGGCCGGCCCGCTGCACACCAGGCGGGGCCTTCTCTGGAGCTGGATCCCAGTCCAGCCACTTCCGGATGGCCCGACCCAGCAACACCTGCTCCTCCCTGGAGGGGATGGGCAGCCGCGCATACGAACCGAGCAGCGAATCGAGCGGGGCGCCCAATGGACTAGGGCTGATGTTCGGCCCCAGCCTATGGCGCGTAACGTCGTTGGCCAGTGATATAGCCAACTCGCCAGGCCTACCCTGGGCCTAAGCGCACTGGCCCGTGTCGATTGGTTTCCTGAGCTCCGCTGATTCCCGATCTGAGTGGCGGCTTGATGGCGCCCTGATCAACGTCCTCACCGGCCTGGGCACCGCGAAGGACCGAAACGAAGCGATCGGCGTCAAGCGCAGCCGGATCCTCTCTGAATCTGCTGTCGATGCCCTCTATGAGCAGTCCTGGCTGATCCGCCGGATCGTGGAGAAACTCCCCCAGCAGGGCACCCGCAGCGGCTGGGACCTGTCGGTGGGGGATGAAACCTCCAGCCGCATGAAGGCCCAGCTCGATGACGTCGTGGGTTGGACCGAAAAGCTCCACCTCCGCCAGGGCCTGGCCGCGGCCGCCACCTACAGCCGCCTCTATGGCGGTGGCGCCCTGGTGCTGATCGCCGACGACCGCACCCCGATCGACAAGCCTCTGAACCTCAAGCGGCTCCGGACCATCCACGGCTTCTACCCGATCGATCGTTGGCGTCTCTACCCCGCCGCCGGCTGGTCCGGCATCGGCGAGCCGGAAAGCTATTGGTTCTGGACTCAGGCCGATCAGGAGCTGCAGAAGCTCAACGATCAGGCCGGCAGCAAGGTGGTAACCAGTGCTGGCCTGGGCCTCACCGAAGCCACCCAAATTGAGATCCACAGCAGCCGGGTGATCCGCATCGAGGGGCTCCCCTGCTCCTGGCGGTCACAGCAGGAGCGGCAGGGGTGGGGGGTCTCCGTGGTGGACCTGGTCTGGGATGTCTTCAAGCGGTGGGAGACCGGCCAGCAATCGGCGTCGGACATCCTCCACGACTTCGACCTGGTGGTGCACAAGCTGCCGGGGTTGACCAACATGCTTTCCAAAGGTGGGGAAGATGTGCTCCGCCAGCGCCTGCAGACCAACGCCCTGGCCCGCAGCACCATCGGCGCCTACCTCCTAAGCGACAACGAGGAGCTCACCAACCTCAATCGCTCGGCAGCCGGCATCGCCGACATCATCGCCAACCTTAAAAGCGAGATCACCGGCGCATCAGGCCTCCCCCACACCCTTTTGTGGGGTGAGTCACCTTCCGGCCTGGGGGCCGATGGCCGCAGTGAGCAGGCCGCTTTTGGCAATGAGGTGGCCGACTGGCAGGCCCAGCACCTCAAAGAGCCTCTGCGGCGGGTCTACGAGTTGGTGATGGCCTGCGCCGAAGGCCCATGGAAAGGGAAAGCCCCCCCCGCCGACTGGGAGATCACCTTCCGGCCCACCTACACCCCCACGGAAGACGAACAGGCTGAGCTGCGGTCGAAGGTCGCCACAGCCGACGCCCAGTACATCCAGGCCGGTGTGCTGCAGCCCAACGAGGTGGCCCTGGCCCGCTTCGGGAAGCCCCGCTTCAGCATGGACACCACCCTGTTGAATCGGGAGGACGATGGATCCATCCCGCAGCCGAAGCAGGAGGCCCCGGTGGAGTTCGGCGGCACCCTTGAGGGGGGCCCGGCAGCGACCCCCGGGGAGGCTCCGGCCACAGGCGGTGATGCTGGGCTGGAGGGCGCCACGCCGCCCCAGACGCCGCCCCGCAACGATGCCGCCGATGAGCCCTGCTGTGATGCCTGCGAAGAGCGGGCCCAGGCACTAGCCGAGCAGATCACCGAGCACCGTGGCCGCCGCAAGCGCCGACGGGATGAGGAGCCCCGCAGCGATGCCGCCGGCCAGATCCATCAGATCTTCGGGGTGTCGATCCGCATGGATGGCCCCGGCATCGGCCGCCTGATGGGCCCCTACGGGCAGACCCTGCCCTACCCGGTGGCGGTGGGTCCGGATCTGAGCGGCGCCTGGGAGGTGTTCGAGCCCAGCAGCGGCGCCTACCTGCTGGCCATGGGGCACCAGCACCAGCGCGGGATCCGTGATGCCATCGGCGTCGAGCCCACAATCCGCCAGATCAATGCCCTTGACCTTGTGGCGATGGGGGCCCTGTGTGATGCCTACCTTGCGGGGGATGGGGCAGAAGGATGAGCCTGGCGGTTTCGCTACAGCACCGACTCGATGCCCTGCGGAAGAAGTGCAGCACCGGCTACGGCTGCGGCAGCGCCTGCATCAGCTTGCGGAAGGAATGCCGCACCACTCCCCGAACGGCGATGGGGAAGGAGCGCATGAAGCGCTTGCTCGCGCTTGCCGCCGGCGGGGCCTCCTCTCAGCGGGGGATTGCACAGGTGCGGCAGAAGGAGGCCGGTGAGCTGGCCGGGGCGATCGCCACCCGCCGGGGGGAGAAGGCGGGCCAGCTCCGCAGCGGGCGCCAGCAGGTGGCCGCTGAGAAGGCCAAGGCAGCAGCAGAGAAGCAAGCGGCTGAGGCCGCAGCAGCCAAGGCGGCCACGCCCCCCTCCAGCACTGGCAAGGCCCCGGCCGGCACGCCAAGGGGAGAGGCCGATCGGGCAGCCAAGGAAGGCGATCCGGATTACGAGTTCGCCCGGGCCTCGGCCGTGGGCAACGCAGGAGAGGACATCGTCGACTCCGCCCGCCACAGGCGCAACGCTTTCAGAACGATCGAGGAGGCCGAAGCCAGTGGCCAAGTGGAGAAGATCCTCACCAGGGACATCCTGATGAAGAACTTCCCGACGGACCTGATCAGTGGTGTCAATGAGGGGAACGTGCTTGCGCGCCTCGAGGCCCACTACAGCCTCAAGACATTCCCAAACCTTGCGGCAAAAGACGTTGAGAGCTACACCGAAGGCGTCGCTCGGCGTAAGCGGAACAGCGCAGAGTATGACCGCGCCACGGGCCGCAAACCAACTTCTGACGAGCAAGCTGTCGACGCCAAAACAGTGCGCAAGCAATACTTTGACGCCTTTCAGGAAGTTCGTACATTTGTAGAAGAAAACAAAGACATGCCACCCGGGAAGCTCCGCATGGCATTGGGGCAAAGAGTTGGGGGCATCATCGACCGCATCCGCGGCCTGGAGGGTTCTGGCTATACAAGGACCTATAGAGATTCATTCAATCCAGCCGCTAATGCCCTGGTGCCTATGCAGAAACGACTGATGATGTCGGGGCGCTCGACGTCAACTGTCTACGGGCAGATGAATGAGTTCGCCAAGTTCTTAAAAACGGAAACCGGTTTATCTGACGCAGGCAAATCTATGGCCCGTGCCGTGGAAACCGGCACGAAAATTCTGGAAGGCGCCACTGTCGGCAGCGCCTTCGGGAAGGAGGGGGGTGGCAAGAAGCGATTCAGCGCCGCCGACCTCTACGTGGCCGGAGAGCGCCGCGTCGGTGGCCGCTCGGTTGGAAGCACCGCCCAGGCCGCCACCGACACCATCGTCAACAAGCTCGGCTTCCGCGGCCTGCAGTACGGCAACTCGGTCACCGACGATGAGCGCCGCCACCACGTCCAGAAAGCCGCTGAAGCCATGGTTGATCTGGCAGACATGACCGGTCTGCCTGACCGAGCAGTTGGCCTAAACGGCACCTTGGGATTGGCTATTGGTGCACGTGGTCGAGGCGGTGCCATGGCGCACTTCGAGCCTGACCTGAAGGTGATCAACCTCACCCGCAAGAACGGCGTCGGCACCTTTGCCCACGAATGGGCGCACGCGCTGGACAACTACGCAGCAGGCGGCACTGGTTTCGTTTCGCAGAACAGAGGCACCCCCGAGCTGATCGAGTCCATGAACCAGGTGCAGTGGTCGATGATCAAGTCAGGCTTTGCAGATCAGGTCCAGGTGGCAGTGCGGAGCATGAAGAAGGGCGGCTTAGGCATCAGCGCTGACTACTGGACGAGCCGCGAGGAGATGTTTGCCAGGGCATTCGAGGCCCACGTCCAGCTGAAGCTGGATAAGGCCAAACGGGTTAACACCTACCTGACCCAACCTACTGGACATGAGCTGTGGCCCACCCGCAAGCAGGCGGAAGAGATGGAGCCGATGTTCGATGCTTTGCTTGCGCGGGTCAAAGCGGAGAAGTTCCCAGGTCCCAACAACCGCACCGACAGCCGCGATGAGCGAATCCAGCGGCTGCTCCAGGAGGCCTACCAGGCCGCGGCCGCCGATCGCCGAGCTCATCCGAGGAAGCTCCAGCAACGGATCGATGGCCTGCGGGCGCTCTGTGGCTCCCTGAATGGCTGACCGCTCGATCGAGCTGATCGAGCAGCTCGACCAGGAGCTGCGGGGCCTGGAGGACCAGCAGCTGCGCAAGCTCCGGAGGATCTTCGATGAGGCGCTGCGCCGCACCATCCGCAGCCTGATGGATCGCCTGGAGCGGATCGAGGCCCAGCCCGACTACGACCCGGCCACCACCCCCGGCGCATTCCTGGGCTCCACCCCGGATGGCCCGGTGCCGATCACCCCGCTGCAGAAAGACCAGGCCAGCCTCTACCTGCAGGGCCAGCTGGCCCAGGACTTGCAGGCGATCATCAACCGCTTCCCGGCCGATCGGGCAGCCAATGCAGCCCTGAACCGTGAGCTGACGGAGCTCTACAACCGGGCCCAAGATCTGGGGACTGAGTACGCCCTTGAGCTGTCGCGGGACATGCTCCCACCGGCCGCCGTGCTCAGCAGCCGCCACCCGTCGCTGCAGGATCCCCAGCTGCCACCGGCGGCACCACCGGCCCCCACCGATGCGCCGGCCCCGGGCAGCCCCTACCAGGAGGGGCAGTCCTTCACCAGGCTCCTGAACCTGGGGGCCGTCATCGCAGCCTCGGAGCGGGACTTCAAGACCCTCAGCGCCAACTACCGCCGCCAGCGCAACGCCGCCACCTCCGATCGGGTCTGGGCATCGAAGGACTATTTCTTCCGCTGGTGGCGCGACTGGGGCGATGCCGTGCAGTTCGAGACCGCCACTCAGATGGCCACCGGCGTCGACAGCCGCGCCCTGGCCCGCACCCTCAAGGCCCGACTGCCCCACATCAACGACGCCTTCAGGAACCGGGCCGAGACCGTGGCCCGCACCGAAACCCACATCGCCGCCGGCGAGGCCAGGGAGCGCACCTTCCGCCGGATCGGGGTCGGCTTTGTGCGGTACGTGGCCACCGCCGACGATCGGGTCTGCGAGTTCTGCGCGCCCCGGATGGGCTGCCTCTATTACGCCGGCAGCGTGAAGACCCCCATCCATCCCCGATGCCGGTGCAGTCTCTCCCCGATCACCCTGGAGGCGCTGGTGATCCAGAACCAGCTGGCGGCCAACCGCCGCGAGCGCTGGGAGGATCAGCAGCAGGCCCTGGCCGCGGCGACCCGCAAGAAGTACGACGAGGCCAGCAGCAGGCCCTGGCGGCCGATCGGCGGCACCGGTGAGCCCCGGGGCCCGCGGGACTACCCCCTGATGGAACGCACCGCCCTGCCGGCCACCACCCCCCGGCCCAAAACTGAGAACAACCCAGCCAACGGTGGCGCCAGGCCTTGGCCATCAGGGGATCCGGTCTGGACACCCTCCCGGGGCTGGATCAATGCAGCCGCTCGCGAGGCCTACGAGGCCATGGTCATTGAGGTGGCGGAGCTGGAGGTGTGATCAGTCCTGATCGTCTGGATCGTGGTCGTAGCCCCATGCCTCGGCAGTAGCTTGATCGGAGAACGGGCCGGCATGGGCGAGAAGAGTCCCAGCAGTGAACGTACGTGCACGGCCTCCGGCGAAAACCATGGCATGGGTACTGGTGCCGTCTTCTTCGTAGCTCAACAAGACGGCGAACCAGCCGGCGCCTGCTGGCGGATCTGTGCTCCAGGTCCAACCATCGATCAATGGGGAGCTAGACGCGAAGCCTTCTGTGATCGCAGTGATCTTGCTGAAATCCGTCATGTCTCAGCCGCCTTGCGCTTGCATGGGAGTGATAACACTAAAAGTGAAGGAATCGTCTTCCTGCTGCGTGATCTCCAGCCAGGCGGCTTCTTGGTTCAGCCGGTCGAACAGCTCCTGAATTGCATCAGGCACTGAGCCGTCAGATCGCAGGTGAATGTGCAGGCAGCGGCTCGTTTCAGCAAGCTGCACAAAGTTATGCCCAGGCATGTTCAACTCGGCGAACTCTTTCCTCAGGTGGCTGTAGCCCCTGAACCGGGCAGTGGCTGATTCGTCCATGGGGAGCGTGCGTTAGGGAAGCTCTGGGCAACAAGGTCGTGAAACGCAGTTTGCGCTCCGATTTGTTCCTAATGAACGTTCTTGGTGCAGATTGAGGAAGAGTTGGCCTGATTCTACTGATTTTTGGCGAATTTACCCTCCTA